CGCATCTTGAATGACACCATCCACAGACACCAACACCGACTGTTTGTCAGCAACGGTACGGTTCAGGGTAAACGTAGTCGTAGACCCGTCACCGTTAAACTGCTGGACAGCCGGTGTGGAAAGATATGCGATAGCAGGTGCGTTACCCTGATAGGATGCCATTACCTACTCCCCTTACGTAATATCAAGATGGCTAAGTACCACGTCAGCAGACGAGGCAGTGTCGGACGTAACGGTGATTGTGTCACCCGGCTCCATCACGACCTTCTGGTCTCCACCAACTACCACGAGTGTACCACCTACAGGAATCGGTGCATCCTTTACGAGATGCACGTTGTCAACTGCGCCGCTGCTACGACCTGCGCCGTTCAGCTTTACACTCACCGTAATCTGCGAGGTTACGATATTCGCAATCGACAGACCGATGATGGTGGTTTCGGTAGAGGAAGGACAGGTGTAAATGGTTGCGGCACCAGTGCCGACAGCCGTGTCCGTCTCACATAGAAAAGCATTTGCCATGTTAATCCCTCTTCGGATACATTATAGATTATTTCTTGAGGTTTGTCAACCCAGTGCGATAGCCATAACTACCGACTGACCCGCAGCGTCAAAATCAGTAGAAGCAGAGGTCGCTGCCGTACCCAAGCCTAGCGTGGTACGTCCCGCTGCAGCATCAGCGTCATCAACCAAACTCCGACCAAACGCCGTAAAGTCGGCGACTGCGTACGTATCGCTTGCCGTAGTATAAATGACTTTGTTCGCTGCGGTAGTGAGGCCAGCAATAGAAGCGAGACCTGCATCGTAAGCCTGTACATCAGAGCCAATGGCTACTCCCATAGTTGTGCGCTGTGCGCTTGCATCTGCGTCGTCGAGAAGTGCTTTACCAGCAGCGGTCAGGTCGTACGTGGCTGCAGTACCAGAGCCAGTGAACTGAATACCCTTGTCTGCTGCAGAGGTGAGACCAGCAAGTGCTGCGAGTTCTGCATCGTACGCCTGTACGTCAGAGCCGATAGCCACACCCAGAGTCGTGCGCTGGGCAGCAGCATCAGCGTCATCCAACAGAGCCTTACCCGCTGCCGTGAGATCATATGTGGCTGCGGTGCCAGAACCAGTAAACTGAATGCCCTTGTCAGCAGCGGATGTCAGACCAGCAAGTGCCTGTAGTTCTGCGTCGAGACGTGCGTTCGCAACGGTGCCGGACAACTGGCTGGCATCAATGGTCTTGTTAGTCAGTGTCTGAGAACCGGACAGCGTAGCGACGGTACTGTCGATTGCAACAGTCAGCGTATTGCCTGAACCGGATGTGTCGATGCCGGTGCCGCCAGCAATGTCAAGAGTTTCGCTGTCGAGGTCGATGCTTAATGCACCGCCGCTGTCACCCTGAAAATCGAGGTCTTGTGCAGTTACCTGACTGTCTACGTACGCCTTGATGGCTTTAGCTGATGCAAGAGTAGTGTCGGTGCCAGCAACACTCGACAGGTCCGTGTCAAGTACGCCCGACTTGAGATTGTCTACTTCGATGTTCGACAGGGTATTGTTGTCAGCATCGATTCCTTTGTTCGTCAGGGTCTGCGAACCCGTGAGGGTGGCTACGGTGCTATCAATAGCAAAAGTAACAGCGTTACCTGAGCCACTAGTATCAATACCTGTGCCACCAGTAAACGTGAGACTCTCGCTGTCAAGGTCGATAGACAACGCTCCACCTGAGTCTGCGGAGAAGTCAAGGTCTTGGGCGGTAACTTGCGAGTCAACATACGCTTTGATAGACTGTTGCGTAGCCAGCGCAGTAGCACTGTCAGACGACATGTTATCTTCATCTAGGATATCCGTAACAGTTGTGGTCGGCATCGCAATGCTGTCCACATTTGCAACGCCGTCGATGTGCAGGTCTTTGAACTGCTTGCTCGACGAACCCAGATCGATGTCGTTGTTGGTTGTCGGCTCAATCACGCCGTCCTTGATAACAAGCTGCTCTACAGACGAACTAGATACGTCAACCGAAAACTCGATCTGATTGTTGGGGTTGTCGATAACAACTTTGTTGAGTGGCGTTGTTTCGCCCGGATCACCGATGAGTCCGATGACCGGACCCTCTGCGGCAGTGCCGTCGTGCTTGTGACCAGTCGAATTGTTAAACGCAGCAAGTACCTGATCGAACTCGTCGTTAGAGTCCGCTGCATTGATAACGTCGCCGTCAGTGTATGTAGATTGTCTGGTATAACCTGCCATGTGTTATCTCCTGCCCCCCGGCGTAAATTCGAGTTGATAGCCTTTTACTGAGATGGGGGCCGATCCCTGTGAGTCGTCCAAGCGCACTGCTACTGTAAATCCTCCACCCTCTACGCTCTGTCGAACCAGCGGAGTACCCGATGATCCGTACACAGCAGTGCCGTAAGTCGATGCGGCGAGTCCGTAGATAGCAATCGCTGCACCCGTAGTCAGATCGTATTCGGCGGGTTGAGGTACGTCTGACGAGTTGAAATCGTAACGGATACGGAACTTGGAGTTCACGGTGCCGTCGTTGTCGTAGTTCCAGATGATACGTTGCATCAACTTGCGGATGCCAGCATCACCCATTGTGTAGTCCGGAGAACGGTAGATGGCCTGTATGTTTGTGCCATCGAATGTGTTGCCCGACTCCTGCTTGTAGATGTAACCATCGTAGCCGCCGTGCAAGACCGTCTCTGTGCCGCTGATGAATCCGGATGCACAGCACGAAGGCTTGATGCCCTTAACGTCTGCGTACTCCCAGCCGATGCCGCCCTCTGTACCTGCCTTGATGACGCCAATGATTCCGGGCTGTCCCGAAGCTGCCCCACTGTCGTCAGGGAAGAAGAGTCGATACTGGGTCTTACCCCTAATTACCAGCGAAGAGATACGATCCGTGTCGATGTTGTCTAGGCGTGGCTGGATCGTCTTAGATACGGTACCAAGTTCAACGTCACCGATCCTTTCAGTACCGGCAATCGTACGCAGTCCGTCAGGCGCGAGGTAAACAATGTCACCCGATATCTCCTGAATGCTGAAGCCGTCTACACAGCCGATGCGGCGTGTGACTGGTACGACTGCAAAGTCGGACAGGCTGGAACCCGTGATCTTGAAGATAGAGTCTTCGCAGAATACAAAGAGACTTTCACGGAAGACCTTGATGCCCTTGATGACGCCATCGACCTTGATCGATCCGGCGTTGTTACCTGCAGAAAAGTCAGTCTCATCAAACGGGGCGGTAAACACCAACTCCTGCGGACTCGCAGACATACCCGCAAAAAAGACGTGGCTTCGAAATACCTCTACAAATGCAGGATTAGCAGGTGCGCCGGAAGCGTTCAAGTCAGTGACACTGGTGTTATTGTACGACGAGGCGCTATTCGCTCCGTCCACCATGATCATCTTGTCAGTGCCGTCAAAGTTGAAGTTTACAAAGTTGTAACGACCCGCTGACGTACGACCTGTGTCGATGCTAGTCCAGCCGCTGCCTGTGCCTTTGTAGACTGCTGTACCTTGTGCGGCAATGACTTGATTCTTGTAGATGTGTACGCCAAGAATGGTGCCCGACGAGCCACCAACCTGATTCGAGTCGTATTTGGTGAAGCCGTTGATGCGGCGGTAGCCACCGTTGATGTCCGGCTCGAAGTTTTGCAACTGAGTTGCGGCACCCGGAGGAAGCGTGAACGCATCCTTGTCGAGCATCAAGCCGCCGCCTAGCTTCACAACAAACGGACTCAGCAGTGAAGTATCTGGCATCAGACAGCCCTCATGTAATCCTTACGATTGATCAGTTCGATACGCATACGAGACAAGCCCTCCGTGTAGTCACGAAGAGCAAGCTGTGAAAACTGAACATCTGAGCGAAGCATATGTGTGTAGTACCGGGCACGATTGACGATTACATCGTGAAAGCGTTCTGGGATGGTGGGCGTGTCCGTATTTGCTGACATGTCGCTCACTGTCTTGTAGTAATAGTACCTAACTGTGTAGGTAGACTCGTCAGGTACGGGAGACAAACCCAGCTTTTGATCCGGTGTTTTGTATATGAATTCTGGCAGGGCACGTGAACCTGTATCAGGGTTTGTGTCGGCCTCATTACGTCGATCTAAGTATTCGTTAAATGAAAGGTATCGTAATTTCTTTTCTGCTGTTGACGCAGACTCTTGGACAGTGAAGCTATCATAATTAACTGTCTTTGCATTTGACTCCCGTGCATACTCCGCTGTTCCCGCAGTAGTAGTAAAAGACTGACTAACAACAGTAAACGGCCACTCAACTTCGGAGTTGATAATGTCTCTCTGGGCCTTGTTAATAAAGTCTTTGACTGATGTCTGGATGCCTCGTGTCGTAGAGACTGTGGTAATCTCCACTTCATTGATCTCTCGCAGCACAGCATTTATGAGTTGTAGGAATGTCATTCTAGTATCCGTTAAGCTTCGCTATCCAGAACTTCAAGTGCTGCCAGCTTGTCTTCAGCATCTGCCCAACTTTGGACCGCCTTATCCATTTCTTCAAGCAAATCCGGATGTTCACCGATACCAGCAGGATTGTTCGTGTAATTCGCATATACAAAGAGTGCATCTTTTTGCTGGGCCTCGTACTTGTGTTTCAGTGCTTCGTATGCCAGTCGTTTCATGTGAGTCTCCCTGTACAGCATTATACACTCTTTTTAACTGTTTGGCAAGTAAATTATAATTTGCCGTTGTGGTGCATTAGGAGAGCAACAAAGGCACCCATGATGGAAAGGCCAAGAATAAAAAAGATCGTAACGATCGTTACTTCAAGTATCTTCTTACGTTTACGCGCTGCAGCTTCTTCTTGTTCTCTTCGTGCTATACGAGCCTTCGCCTGAAAGCGTTGCCAGTCGCCCCAAAGTCCGGGTCTTCCAGCGTAGATCATAATCTGCTTCAGTTGTTCTTCTTGTTCACGTATTTTTTCAAGGGCCATAAACTCTTCGAGATCAGAGCCGCCACCCTTTTTCTGGGACTTCTTTTGAAGCTTCTCCTTTGCCCCCACGAACTGTGCAATAGCATTACCTGCGGAAGCAATGTCTTTACCATTCTGTACGGCTGTCTTGATAACAGCGAAGGCTGCATTTGCTGCGGCTAGTTCTGCTAACATCAGTAAACTCGTACACTCTCATCGACTAATTTAGGCAGGCAGTATGCCGTCACCTTATTTCCTTGTTTGTGAAGGGTTTGTGCGTACCATACGCATTCTCTCAAGTCGCGGAAGTACATGTCATTGCTGACTCTCCGCTGGTCCTCTCCCGTGCCCAAGAAAACGAACAGGAGAAAGACATGTTTCATGTAAAGACTACAGGTCTTCCTCGCCTCATGTACTCTTGCGCTTTTTCACTAGGGTACTCCGGACGTTCAATTCCCTTGCCCTTGTCCTCTTGAAACTGACGAATTGCACCGGGAAGAGTTTTGCGATGTTCTTCTATTTCTCTGCGGAAATTGATCCCTCCAGATTTCTCAGCACTTTCAGCAGCCATGCGCCCCTTTGCCATCAGAATTCTCCTTTTACCATTGCGTCCGAAAGCTTCGTGGCCCGCGAACCGACCTGCTTTGCCCACCTCGAATCGAGCATCTCGCGTCCGGCGGCGTCAAACTTTTTGTCGTGGATCGCACCCCACATGCGCTTGAATTTACACAAGCGTGGCACACCCATATTGAAGGCCATATCCATCAAGATCAGTTGGCGC